GCTCCCGGATCGGCCCCTGTTCCAGCCCTGTCCGGCTGTGGGCCTTGCCGTTGATGACCAAAATATCCTGATAGTGCCGCTGTAGGAAGGCCCCAAGGTAGTCGCTGACGCTTGAGAACTCTTCGTTGTTCTTGTTCCGGGTGTTTTTAACGAGGTCTACCGCGTGCTGAAAGACGGGTTCTATCGGGATGTTATGCAGTCCCAAGTTATGGGCGATGATGCCGCCTGTCAGGTCGATGGCTATTCCGGCTGACCAATACCGCTCGGTGTTCGTAATCTCGGCTGCTCGGTCTAACTTCTGATTGACCCTGTTAAGAAGTTCTACTACGGTGGGAAGATTGCCCGCGACGTATTTTATGTAGGGGTCAATTGCGTGCCCATAATTATTGATGATGCGTCCGAAGTGGGACTTTGACCATGTGGGGTCGTTATGGGTATCGGGCAGGATTTCGTCTTCCAGTATTCGTAGCAGTTCCGCATCAGGGAAAGACTTGAGGGTCATCAAGGCGTCTTTGACACGGCGGTTGGATGAGGAGACCACCGGGATTTGCCAAGTCGTGAGGTTAATCCGCTCGACGTTAGCCTTGCCGCTCATACGATTTTTGCCCTTGCCGGAGGTGATGTCATACACAAGGTTTGACATAATCTTCACTTCCAGATTGGTCAACTCATCAATCGTAGGGGTCATAGACTGCATGGTGCCCATACGTTGCATGCGATGGTTATGCGTATCTTTATAAGATAACATCAACTGCTTGGGGTTACCGTAGATCGAATTAATGGCGTGTAGCAGGGTAGTTTTGCCTGATCCACCGCGCTGACTGACTAGATTGAGCAAGAATCCATCCAAGAATCCTTCACCTACAAACTTCATAAGCGGTCCACCAAAACCCATGAAGAACGCAAAGGCACGTTGCTCCATCCCGGGTCTGCCATAGGCATTGATGATGTCTTTCCAAGTATGGAAGTCGCCCTTGGTCTTAAACGCAGGAAGGATAGGTAGTGTCACAACGGTTGGGGGGCTATAGAGCACCTGACCATCGGCGCGGATTTCTCTGTCACCAACAATAAATGCACTGTCATCTTCCAGCCAGCCAAACTGTTTACGAGCGATTTCCGATTTGCCCATAGCCTGCAGTTCCTCAACCCATCTTGTTACGTACGCCATAAGTAAGTCCTGTTTCTTTCCTAGTATTGCTACCCCTTCTTGGGCTACTCTGTTTACAAACTTTTCTTTTGACAGTGCTGAGGTCAACGGCATAATAAATTCTCGCACCCCATCTTTGGGTAGGTGCAGTCTCATAAGTAGTGTTTCCCCATCGTCCGGGTCGTGAATTCGTTTCACCACGTAGAGATCGTACGGGTAGATTAGTTCGTCTTTGTCATCTTCTTTATTGGGATCAGCACGCCGATAGACCCCACCAACTTTACCCCTGAAATATGGGAACGGGAAATTGGGGATCGTGTAGGTTACTTCTTCTTTAGTAGCCTGTTCAACGTGGGTGACAACGTTATCTTCTTCTGAGGCTTCGATAATTTGTCTTCCAATTTGGATAGGCGATGATATTTTGAGCGGACAGTCTTGGCACCCCGTGGGGTTAAGTTTTCTGAATGTATCGCAGGTGTAAGGTCCCTTAGTTTCTGAAGCCTTTTTAATAGTTCTATTTGCTGAGTACTCAGGGTGTTGTTCTGATATTTTGTGGATACCCACAGATCCGTCCACGCAGGAATGGGCAATTGATAAAGCGGCTCTCCATAGAGGTTCTTCGAGTATTGCCTGATTCCTAAACGCATTAGCAAGTTGTTCACATCCTTCCCCATTCATCGACTTGATGAGAATTGTTTTGAATTTGGACTGGTAGTTACCCATCAGTGCCAAGGTCATCGGGTCTAATTGCTTAACAAAAGGCTTTTTACCCGGAATATCAAAGTCGTCTAAAGTTACTAATACTTGACGTAACTTGGCAATCTCCACGCGTTCACGTGACGCTACGATTTTTGTTGGCAGGGGGTTGTCTGGGTCTTTGAAGTTAAGTGTCTCAGGTATGCGCAGGATGCGAGACACGTCGGCAGTCACCGCAGGGTCAGCCTGTAGCCCGTGCTTTTGGCACAGTGCCTTGAGCGACTCGGCCAAAGGTTTCCATTCTGCTTTTGGTAACGGCTGTTCGGGCACCCAGTAGGCGTGCAAGCCGCGCCCTGAATTAACCAAGACTGTTGGCTTGGGCATGCCGGATGTAGCGATAAACTCAATCAGAGCCTCGACACCCTCTTGCTGATCTGCGTACGGCTTGTTGGGGCCGCAGTCGATGTCTACAAAGAATGACCCAAGTTGATCAGCGTTTATATTTGTGCGACCCTCATTCGGATCGGTAAAAGATGCAAGGGCAAAGTATGCGTCGTAACCCTTGTGCACCATAGCGTCTGCGTAGTTGCAGACCTCATCAATTGATTCTACGAATACCTGTCTTGGTGCTTTACCTTTAAAATAAGGTAGGCAGGGATAGGACGGCGAACTACCCTTTTCGGGTGCCCCCTAGCCTCCTTAAACCGTTTACGTACTTAGTTTCGCAATTAATTTTTCTACTATCTCTTTATGCTGACCAAGCACGTTTGTCTCACCTTTGAACCAGTGATACACCGTCATGCGTGTAACTTTGAGGAACTCAGACACATCTTTCACCGGGATGTCATTGTCAATGCAGAGTTGTGCAAGCCGTACACCTAACTTGGATTGATCTGCAGCGTTGACAGCCGCGATGAATTTGGTTGTGTAACCGCGTGACATGATGCCCCCTTATTGGTCATCCCATTCTTCAAGAATCTTGGTGAGATCCTTCTTAGGTGCAGGGGCTTCGTCCTTCTTGCTTGCACGTTTGGTAGGTTCTTCAACGGCTTCTGCTTCGACTTTAGATGCTTCGGCTTTTTCAGTTTCCTGAGCGGGAACTTCTGAGTCTACACCATCAACCTGAGCAACCGTCATGGTGATTGCCTTAATTGCATCTCCGGTTTTTCCCTTACCCAAAGCCGTATTAAATTCGTCGGTTTCTAGGAACCTTGCTGGCTTGAAAGTCAGTTTGGGTGTTGCGCTGTTAGTGTCAAAGCGCATCTCGGTGACAACCGAAGTGATGGGCACGCCTTTACTACCAATCATCTTGGCGTACGTTTGCAGGGGCCACTTCCCGGGTTCGCCTTCACCAAAGATAGACTGGCTTGGCAGGGTGAGTTGATACACGTCGCCGCTGATGTCGTTCTCAAGCACTACAGCAAGACGTTGAGAGAAACGGCACGCACGGCTATCGCCTTGACCCGACCCTTTGATATTTTGGGGGCAGTCTTTACAAGCCTTTGATTGTGGGTTTTTAGCCTTGGCATCCGGCACTTCACCATCGGCAGACCAGCAATCCGGGGCAGAAGCAACACCCTTCTTGTATACGCCTGCATAGTATGTACGAGATACTTTTGGCGCGGCGGCAACGATGACTACATTCATCACCCGCTCTTCGTTACGGGCAACTTCTTTGCCGTTGACCATCATGCGCCACACACCACCTTCGATGGATATGCGTTTAGACCCACCACCGCCACCCATAAGGGCTTTAGTGGTCTCATCAATACCGTCAAGACTACGCAGGTGCGCAGGTAGGTTTTGATTTAATACTGCAAGTTCACTCATTTGGAATTTCCCCTTTTAAAAATTGATAAACAATTAAAGCCATACCTATCAAATCATGAGTATCAGCATTACTTTTTTTATAAAACTCTACAGCCATACGCATCGCCTCCAGTCGTAAACTAATTTCTTGATCCTCACTCATGTTTTTCTCCTGATTGAGATGGTGTATTTGCTATCCACATTTAGCCCCGGTGGTAGCAAATCGGGGTTTTCTTCAAGGAACGTAGCCATATTGGTTTGCGCAATACGCTTCTCCAATAACTCCGGCATCTGGTGTTCCAATAGAAACTTGTGAAACGAATGCCAATCATTAGTCCAAAACCTTTTTGCTACACGGCGAGTCACCGTGCCAAATTCAGTCTTGAACCCATCAGCACCCATTGATTTACAGATGGTAAGAATCTCCTCCGAGATACGGTCTTGAGTTTCTTCTAATTCTTTATCTTGCTTTTCAAACTCATCAGTAATTTGTTTCCGCTTATCACGGATTTTTATGTAGGCTTTAACAAGCCTATCAGCAGAGACTTCGCTCATTTTCACTCTCCGTATTGTTATGTTTGATAATACTAATAAAACGATTTTACTCTGTCAAGCATCTTCAAGCAAATTTTTGTAGAGATCAACAACTCTTGTATGAATATCAACTTTCGCTTCAAGCATCGAATACATCCGCTTCTCAACATGTGAGCCTTGGAGGTGTACCACGGTGCATGGATTACGTTGGCCCGCTCGATGCACACGAGCATTCGCCTGTAAATAAGTTTCTACAGACATCACCGGAGACCAATACACAACTACGTTTGCGGCGTGCAAAGTAACTCCATGAGATGCCGCCTGTGGTTGGATGATTAAAACCTTTGGATCTTTCTCTGTCTGAAACCTATTGAAGATGTCCGTACGTGCATTAACAGACACAGCACCACTAATAATCTCTGCGGTGTATCCGTCCTTAATTAATTCTTCGTACACAATCTGTATTGCATGCCTGTACGGGACAAACACAATAACTTTGTGCGATGCCTCGTCAATGACCTCTTTTAGCGCGGCTATCCGGTTGGAAGCGTCAAAGGCTACGACCTCTCCACTATCGGAATACACAGCGCCACAAGATAGTTGCAGTAACTTATTAAGGTTTGCTGCTGCGTTCACCGTCGTAATATCTTCGCCAGCGGCGGTTGCTACCATATGTTTACGGATGGTCTCGTAATACTTCTGCTGCTGCGCGGTCAAGGGAACCTGTCGGGTGACGTATGTCATGTCCGGCAAATCAAGGCACTCTTCTTTGGTAAACCGGATGGCAGGTTGTAGCACCTGATGCACTATCTCTTCTGCCCGGGGCCGAGGCACCCATTTAAATTGGGTAATCTTCTGCATGACCTGATCTTTAAACGACCCAAAGAATCTAGGTACTGACCCGGGGTTGACAATCCTTGCAAGTCCATACGCATCGGTAGGTGCCTGAGCCGCCGGAGTTCCAGTCATCATCCATACCCACGTGCTCGGCTTGAT